AAGACCAACCTGTAGAAGATAACTTTAGTAATCCTAAAGAATTTTTAAAAGACCTTCCTGAAATTCAAACACACGTAGGGATAAAAATTAAATGAAAGTAGCCTCTTATCTCTGCAACATTTACGACAATACAACACAAGATTCTTGGCAACATTTGTCGGAAAGTAACATAAGAAATTACTTTGATAAATATGACATACCCTTGAATGTAATAAGGAGCAATGATGATAGAGTTAAGCTTTCGTTGGCGGGGTTATTGGAAAGCGGTAGAAGGAATTGGAAAAACAACGTACCGATAAACAAAATATATAGAATATATGATTTTTTAGAATCTGACAACGATTATGGAGTGTTTATAGATTTAGATACTATTATAATAAACAGGAACGTGGATATAAGAAACTGCATTAGAAAAGGTGACAACTACCTTAAATGTGATTACTACGGCACTATCGAAGAAGTCAGGGATAGAAGACAAAAACTTATTGATAATAGTCAAAAACCATACCATCTAACTTATTTCTTAAATAAAATGAATTTTGCCCACAGTAGATTTCCAAATGCCACCCATAGACACATGATAACTAATACAGGATTCTCCGTATTGAACAAAGATTTCTGCCAGAGTTTGGTTAATTTTTTAGATGAGAATAAATTAAACTTTAACAAAAAAGAAGATATACTTTCTTACTATAACAATTATCCTCTATTATGGCGTAATGCCAGAAGTCCTTGTAACGATGAATTTTTAATCGAAGCATACCTGCGTTATGATCCTGATATTGTTCATAAATTAAAAAACCATGACATAAAACACGAAGGACAAGAAAAGATTTTATGTACAGATAGCGGTGGAAAGAATTTTGAAGATCATACTATGCAATACTTTGTTGATCAAGATCCATTGTTTCATCACATATTAAGAGAAAAAAACAGGGAAGAAACATTACCTGTTGTAATGAGAATGTTTGAGGTATAATATGGCACTACCGGCAATTATAATTTCAACGTTGTGCTATATGTGGACATGTACGTGTTGTATTATAGGACGCGATTATCCACACGCTTTAATGTGGTTCGCATACGCTTTAGCAAATTTAGGATTATTGTGGTATGAATTCAACAAAATGGGATGAACGTTTCCTTGAACTAGCCAAACTAGTCGGATCGTGGTCGAAAGACCCGTCAACTCAAGTAGGGGCTGTTATAGTAGATGATAACAAAAGAATTGTATCTATTGGTTTTAACGGATTCCCAAAGGGCGTTGAAGATTCTGAAAAAAGATTAGTTGACAGAGAGGAAAAATATGCTATAATAGTACATGCAGAGGCCAATGCGTTAATGTTTGCTAATACCTCTGTGGAGGGTTGCACATTATATACTTGGCCTTTTCAGCCTTGTTCTAGGTGCGCAGGGCTAATAATACAATCTGGCATTAAGCGGGTAGTTTCGGTAATACATGACGATGACAGGTGGAAAAAAAACTTTGCAATTTCAAGGAAATTGTTTGACGAATCTGGTATAATATTAGAGTTATTAAATGGCTAAAAAGAAAAACAAAATAGAGTCTTCTAGAGAAGATATTCGAGAACTTGTTGAAGAATGTATACTAACTCATAATGAATTAATATTAGTAGAGTTAATATATAGACTAGAAAAAGAGTACGTAGAAGTTAGTGAGCTGTCAACATTGGGAGAATATAAGGCTAGTTGGTCACATCACGATGTTTTGAATTACATTACTTACAACATGTAGTTTTTTTTGTATAATTTGAGTAAAATAAATTGGAGGCAAATATGTCGGTAGAAGAAATGGCGCAAGCGCACTTAACAACAATACAAAAAGCAATAGACGAGCTAAATAATCAAAAGCAAACTATTGAAAATGAAATTTTGAGGCTTACTGATTACTTGGAACAGGGAAATGCGTTGATAAACGAACGTATCAACTCTACAAGTACAGCAACTGTTAGTGATTCTAGTTTAAAATAGGAGATTGATATGAATGTTAGTAGTGTAATTGATAGATTGAACGGTGTTGCTCACTCTTACCGTTGGGACGTTGATAACAAGCGTGTTGTTGCAACTCTCAAAAGTGGAACTCATCGTGGTCATACTTTGAATCCTGTAACAGCTTTGGCTCACAAGGCTGGTCTAGGTGTTTTTGATAACACTAGAGACGGAACAGAGTATGCGGCAAGTTTGTTAGGTATTCCTCGTACCACTGCTAGAGCAATTTACAGTGCAACGTTGGGTACTCATAATCGTGGCAATACTCAAGTTTTGCGTGGCAAGATTCGTTCAGCACTGGAGGTATAAATGAATATTAATACTTGGTTGGGATGCGGTCGATTGACAAGAGATGCGGATTTTTCTGTTACTCAGAAAGGAACATCTATGTCAAAATTTCGTATGGCTGTAAATGATAGAAGAAATGATGATACCTTGTACCTAAATGTTCTGTGCTTTGGTAAGATGGCAGAAGCTCTAAAGGATCATCTTAAGAGAGGCAGATTGGTGGGAGTCCAAGGAAAGATTAAGATCGACGATTATAAAGATAAGGAAGGAAAGGATAAAATGTCAGTCTGTGTAATGGCAGATGAAATTTCACTCGGACCTTCTGGGGCTTCAACGCAAGAGAAGCAAGAAAGTTAGACTTAATCAATCATGCTAATCAAGATAGCCCGATATGGTTCTCCCTGTCGGGCTATTTTTTTAAAGTTTTGACTTGACTTGGACGATATTAAAGATATAATTAGGACAAAGGAGCAAATTATGGACACAGTTAGCAATTTTTCAGTAGATGTAGCAACAATTTTTTTCTTGGCTATGTTTGTTTGTCATTTGTTTAATCGAAACAATCACTGGAACATTAGTGACAAGATAGTTTTAGCAGAGTACGAAGACTCTTCTACGCAACAACAGATGAGCAATCAAGTATCACCACCACCAGTTCCTAGAACTAAAAAACGTAAGAAAAAGCCTAGCACAAAACCTAAATCTTCTAGCAAAAAAGCAAATATGCAAGCTGCTAGAAAACCATCTGCTACGCCTGCAAAACCTGCGGTTGAGCGTAATCAAAATGGTTACACCCCATTACAACAAGATTGTTTTGATGCTCTAAAATCTTTAGGCATCAAGGCGGTCAGAGAAAGAAAGTTTATTGTTAGCACTGTTTTCAATGAACATGATCCAAATACTGTTCAAGATTTTCTTAAAGTTGCACTCAGTAGGAGTTGTTGATGAATAATTTAAAAAACATGAGAACATACTTAGCTGGTGCTATGGATAGAGTGCCAGATGGAGGTATCGGATGGAGAAATGCAATTACTCCAATGCTCCAAGAATTAAGTGTAAGCGTTATAAATCCTTGTGATAAACCTATTGAGTCAGCTAAAGAAGGCCCAACAACTAGACAAATAATTAATTATTACAAACAAACTGGACAGTTTAATAAAATTAGAGAAGAATATGGTCATATTAGAAATGCTGATTTAAGATGTGTCGATGTCTCAGATTTTGTCATAGCTAATATAAATATGAACGTTCACATGTGTGGGTCATATGAAGAAATCGCTACAGCAAATAGACAAAAGAAACCAATATTAGTTTGGTGCGAACAGGGCAAAATGTCAGCACCTAACTGGCTTTTCTTTATGTTGCCACATGAACATATATTTAGCAGTATGGATTCTCTGTTAGCTTACCTATACGATGTGTCAAAATGCAAAGATACGGCACAATTAAAAAGATGGTTTTTCTTTAAGGAGTCAACATGATAAATATTATTGCACCGATTAATCCCTTGGGATATGGAGTGGCTGGATGGAATATAACAAAAGAACTTTCTAAGATAACTGACATTGCTTTATGGCCCATTGGAAATGTTCACGCTACATCTCAGGAAGATGCGGACATTTTACAAAAGGCCATAGCTAATACTCAATTATTTGAAAGTGAAGCCCCATGCCTAAAAATATGGCATCAACACGATATGGCCCAGTTTGTAGGATCTGGAAAAAGAATAGGATTTCCAATCTTTGAGTTAGATAAGTTTAACGACGTAGAAAAACATCACTTAAATACTTTAGACAAAATTTTTGTGTGTTCTAACTGGGCTAAAAATATAATGTTAATGAATGTTTATAGACCCTCTAGCGAAGTTCAAGTAATTCCTTTAGGCGTGGACACTAGTATATTCAAACCTAAACAATCAAATTCAGAAAAAACTATATTCTTTAATTGTGGAAAATGGGAAATCAGAAAAGGTCACGATATCTTAGTTAATATATTTAATAAAGCCTTTGAACCAGAAGATAATGTAGAATTATGGATGATGACAGATAATCCATTCCTTTCAGAAGCAGAGGGTAATACGTGGAAAAACCTGTACTTAAATAGCAAACTAAGTGACAAAATTAAGTTTATTGACAGGGTAAATACTCACGAAGAGGTGTATAATATTATGGCGCAGACTGACTGTGGCATCTTTCCATCTAGAGCAGAAGGTTGGAATTTAGAATTGTTAGAGATGCTAGCGTGTGGCAAAAGTGTTATTACAACACATTATTCAGCGCACACTGAGTTTTGCGATGATGTTAACTCAGATCTTGTAGAAATAAAAGAAACAGAATTAGCTTATGATGGCAAATGGTTTCAAGGAAAGTGTGGTAATTGGGCGAAGATGTCTGATGACCAGATAGACTGTTTTGTATCTCACATGAGAAAAATTCATAAGTGCAAAAAAGATAATTCTTTAAGTATAAATCAAGCTGGCGTAGATACCGCAAATAAATTTTCATGGCAGAACTCTGCCCTTAAAGTTAAAGAAGTTTTATATGAATGAAAACGAAAACGAAAACGAAAATGAAGAAGATGAAATTTTAGCATCTGTAAGTTACACAAAATATAGAAATGACCCAGACGTTTCGATTGACGCAACAATGGGAGAATATAATCAAGAGTGTGTCAATGCTATGGTGCAAATTATTGAAATTCTCTCTAAAGATTCTTCAATAGTTCATACGATCAATTTAGTAAGAGATGGATTGCTATCTAGTGGACATGAAGAATTATTCATTGATATATTGTCAAAAATTGGTAAAATTATTGTAGAACAAGGTAAAAAACTAGACAGTGGCGATGAAGAAAAACCATGTATTTCTCCTACAGATATGATGTAATATGAAACAAACAAAGAAAAAAATTGGCTGGCAAAAATATGAAGACTTAATTGAAAAACAAATGTCTTCTCCTCTGCTTAAAACTATTATACAGCAGATGATAGTTTATTCAGAAGAAGAAGAGGAAGAAGACGAATATGAAGATATGGAAGCGTACAAGCAAGCAAACGCTACGAGCAGTATGCCAATACTTCCCATATCAAAAGAACTAATGGATGATATGGCTATGCTCTCCAACTTTGATTGCTGGATTGGTCATGCCAATTTTGACATTACTAAAGAAATAAAATCTAGGCTAAATAAGACAGAAGGCGTGGAGCTATTAAAGGTTTTAAGTAGGTATAGATTTTTTGTTGGTATAGGTAAAATGTTTGATTTTAAAGAGGTTCGTAAGAATATTGAAAAGAATATTATAATATAAGGAGTTTATATGTTAGAATGCATTGATAAAAAAATTGAAAACGCCCTGAATGACAAAGATATTGTTAATATCATGAATCATGCTTGCAAGAAGTTTGTCACTCAGTTAGACCCAGACGATATTTACACTTGCAAGCTTAATGCTTTGTGGAAATGTTTCTTAAATTTTAAACCAGAGAAGAAATGTAAATTTACTACCTATCTGTATAAGGGTGTTTATATTGAATGTTTGAAAGCTGTTAAATTTGTAAATAAAGGCAAAATTTGTGGTAAATTAAACCCCTCCATCCAAAGTATTAAAAATACTGACGAGATGATTATTGACATTCTAGACGAGGCTGAAAATGACTTTGAAAAGAGCCTTTTGAAAGATAAAATATCAAAAATGACTAACGAAGAATTGTCTAATAAATACAATATTGGCAAGGAAACCGTTAGGAAAAAGGTCAAAAAAATGACTAAAAATTTTCATCACAAGTTTGTATAAAAGTGTATATGTTATTAGGAATAGGACTTATAAAGGACGAGTGGACATTACTTTTTAACAAAATTACAACATATACGGAGATAATATATGTCTACTACAGCTGCAAAACAAGCTGGCGGTGTTGAAAAAGTTGATGGCGGTACAGTCACCAACGCAGGCACACCAGCATCAGATAGTCCTATTACTGACACACTTAATCCAAATGAGCTTGCAACAGGCTCTGAGTATGGATCAAAAGTCAAAGCTAATGACGGTGGTGATGGAGGTTTATTTGAAGATCCTCAAGGTGTAACAACAGCAAAAGCTGCTGGCACTGGAGGTTTGGCATATAGCCCAGCAAGAGGAGAGAGGAATTTCATTATTAAGGCTGCTGGCGCAGATGGTGCTGGCAAAATTAATAACGATGCCTCAACCTTACTAACCATCCCCGGCGCTCAGTATGATAGCATCGGTCAAGACAGTATTCACAGAATTTCTTCAACTCGCAGAGTTGGAAGTGATTCTGACAGAGCATTTGATGTCCTTGCTGTTCCAAGCAGTGGTGTTGTTCCGGGTAGGACCAAGGGATCAAACGCTGGCGATGCTCAAAATTTTGTACAAGCTGATGATGGTAGCACGGCTGCTACAGACCAAGCAGCTAGTCCAACCAGAGCAGTTCCGGGTGAACTTACTTACCACTTTGGTGGTCTTGGTAAAGCAACCACAGACGAGTACAAAGCTAGAGATGCATTTGAAGACGCAACAGATACGTCTTCTTAATATTTTGTTTTAGCAAAAGGATACGCCCTCGAAAGGGGGCGTGTCTTTATTTTCATACAAGAGGCAAAACCGTGACAGAATTAAACCCAGAAATAATTACCATTATATTTGGAGGGTTGAGTGGGGCGATTGGTCTTATAACTATATTTTGGAAAAAATTTCTTAAACCAATCGTAAAGTTGTGCAAAAATCAAGATTTCTTTATAGAATCTGTAAACGATATAAAAAAAGAACTTACAACTAATGGTGGCAGTAGCTTAAAAGATGCTATAATATCTATGGGCAAAAGCTGCGAAAGAATAGAAGAGAGACAAAAAGTTATCATCCAAAGGACTAAGGCTGCTTTACATTATAGTGGTGCTGCCCTGTTTGAAACAGATGAAGACGGAAGAATGACATGGAGCAATGCAAATTTTTTCAAATATCTACCAGTAGGTGGAGCGCAGTTGGAAGGATTTGATTGGTTAAATATTATTCATGAAGACGAAAGAGAAGATGTCTTAAAAGAATTTATGTCTTGTTTAACAATGAACAGAAGATTCTCAAGACCAACAAAAAATTTCGATGGAGAAGAAATAAGATTTTTAGGTTATCCCTATCGCATAGATGAGGATAAACATGGAGGATTTTTAGTAAGTGTTACAAAAACTGATGAGGTGTAAATATGTCAGATAAAAATGATTCGCCAGCGTTCACTCTCAATGTAGCTGACGTTGTAGATATTGCAAAAAATACAGCACTTGTAGCTCTAGCTGCTGGTCTTACTTATCTAGGTGAAAATCTTGGTAATCTAGATCTTGGAAATATGGGTGTAATGCTTGTACCAATTGCAGCAGTTGTTATTAATACTGTAGTCAAGTGGGCAAAAAATAATACGTCGGAGTAAAAAATGTTTAATACACCGCGAGAAATCTTAAAAGCTTACAAGGACGGGCTTGTAGGCTCATGGTGCGATCCAGAAGATACTGATAAACTTCTGGGAGAATTGCCACATCCTCTGTTTGGTGTTGCTGCTTCTGATTTATATAGTAGCGGTAAGGGTAAAGTTGCTTTACTGCACAAATCTGCTATAGAACATGATCCAAGTTTTGGACCTCACGAACGACAAACTACAGGGGATTGCGTCTCACACTCAACACGCAATGCTGTAGACGTTACAAGGTGTCATGAAATTGTTGGTGGTCAAGCAGAAGAATTTGTGGCGAGAGGCGCAACTGAGGCAATCTATGGATCTCGCGGTCATGGTGGTCAAGGGATGTCCTGTTCTGTTGCCGCAAGATTTGTAGCTCAAAACGGGGGAATTTTAGTTAGAAAAGATTATGGGTTTGTTGACTTTTCTAAATATAATAGTAGAATAGGAACAAACTGGGGAAGATCTGGCGTTCCTAGAGATGTAATAGAAGAGGGCAAGAAGCATCAAGTAAAAACAATTAGTTTAGTAAAATCTGTAGAAGAAGCTAGAGACGCTATAGCCAACGGGTATGCTTTAAGTGTCTGTAGTAATTATGGATTTTCCTCACGCCGTGACTCCAATGGGATAGCGCGAAAAAGCGGGTCATGGAATCACGCGATGTCTTGGGTGGCGATGGACGATTCCCATGAAATACACAAAGAAACATTATTCTTAATTCAAAATAGTTGGGGGGCATTTAACGGTGGTCCTAAACGATTTGATCAACCAGACGGATCATTTTGGATTAGAGAAAAAGACGCTAGAGGTATGCTTAATCAAAATGGAGCATGGGCTTTTAGTGATGTAGACGGTTTTCCCCCACGAAAAGTAGACTTTACAATAGATGAGGTATTCTAATGCCAGATTATTCAAATACAAGAATTCAATTACGTAGAGGTTCTGCTGCCGCATGGGCTTCTGCAAATACAGTTTTAGGAGAAGGAGAACCGGGATTCTCTATAAATGATAATAGTTTAAAAATTGGAGATGGAGTTACCACGTTTTCAAATTTATCTGGAATTGTGGGAGTATACTCAAGCCCCGGTCAAGCTGGTGACACTGCAAGCACAAATGTAAGTGGCGTACAAAACATAGTATTCACAGATGCCGCTGGATATGCGGCGGTTTCTAAAGACGCAAATACAATTTACTTTGTTGTATAGGAGTGTAAAATGGCTGACGTAAGACAGGGTGCAAATGATATTCCATCAGCATATATAGGAAATAGTACTGTACAAAAAATATACAAAGGCGCTAATTTAATTTATACTAAACCATAGGAGAATTTACAATGGGCGTAGTCTCAACAACAGATGTAGTAACAAATCCAAACACTTCAGTAGAAGCAACGAAAAATGGCACGGTTGTCGTAACTTGTCTAGCAACGGGTGAGTTCAAAACAATTGATGCAACTCTAGATACTAGTCCTAGCTACACAGCGATTGAAGCTGGACTAACTGGGCGATTTGATGATATTTCTTATTATAATGCTGTGGACGGGGGCAGTCCATGAAAAAGCATCTTGAGCTTGTTTTTATCTCTGTAATTAGTATAGCTGCAACAGTTATGATAATGGATAGTAGAGAATCTGTTATCGACGGTGGACATGCAGATTGCGGCTGTAGCACTGAAGATATTACAAATATGTATGAAAATTACATAGAAAAATGGAAAGCAGACGTTAAGATTGCTTTTGATAAAGCTGGCTTAGAGGTACTAAAAGAAGATAATCCAACTCCAGATATTGTTGGACCTGATCCAGATCCAAACAAATGCCCTTGCGGTGGATCAGGCTGGATAAAACAAGGAGACGGCCACAAAACAAAATGCCCATACCACGGAGAGGGAACGGCTAAAATACTAAAAGAAGGATTATTAATTTATAAACATTAGGATTGGAGACATAATGGAAACAGAAATGATTTTAAGAGTAGCGGCAATTGCAATAGCATCTGTATTGCTATTTTCAAATATTAGTTGGTCTTATGTATTCGGAAAGGTTAAAAGTATGTTTAGCTTTAATTTTTTAAAAAAGAACAAGGTGGTCATCGAGGAAGACGAGGTTGCTGATAAACCTTTTTTGGAAATCGTAGACCTATGGTACTCTCTAAGAGAGAAATGTACAGAAGAAGGATTAGACCAAGCGGTGGAAAAACTGGATGAAGTTTTCCCGTTATTTAATGCGGAGAAATAAAATGTATAAAAATATAATAGCAGTGGGTTTGTTGCTATATAGTTTTTTTGGTGGAGGTTTGCTAGATTTACTTGACAAAATTCCTAAACCGAATCCAGAACCAGCACCAATAATTCTAAGCATAGATAAGCCTCACGAAGACGTTATAAATAGAGTTGAAATATTTTCTAAACTTGTTACAGACCCAAGTGATAAAGCTAAGTTAGCTATTTTCAACTATGAATTTGCAGAAAGAGTCGTAGATTACAATGCTACCTCGCAACAAGTAAACGATATTTATACTTTAGCTGGAAAGATATTTTTTAAAGATACTTTAGTTGATAAATATGACGGACTAGCAGAAGAGATAGTAAAACTACTAAAAGAAATTATGGGAGATGATAATCATTCTTTAAAAGAATTTGAAAAAGAAGAACTAAATGAGTACTTTATGGCTGTAGCTTGGGTATTAATACATGGGGGATAAATATGTCGCCAAAAGAAATAAATATAAGTCTCAGAAATCTTTTCAACGGAAATGGAATAGAAGTTAAAGGATTTAAAATTAAAGCAGAAAGTCCCTGCGTGGCAAACATAAGTCATTATAGTAATACAACAATTATAAAGTTTGGTGAAAATCAACCCAGAGCAGAGATAACAAAACTTATTACGTTCTATGCTTACATTGAACAGATAGTTTTTGGAGAAGAAGGTGGATCTGTAAAGTTAAGAAATTTTCCAGATTTTAGTTTTGGCTATGGTGATTCTGCTGATACCGTCAAGTTTTGCAATTTCGACAATGCGGATATTTATTCTGAGATAGAAGGGAAATATGCTAAAAAATCTTACAAAGATATTGCTAAAAAGTGCTTGCAATATTCAGAGCAATGGGCTACAATGTGTATGGGTAAAGGTGTTACTTTTGATAATGCTGATTATTTTGATAGATATACCTTAAAGGATCAATGTTATAATTTTGTATATGACAACGTTGTAGAAGACGCTGAGAAAAAATATGGGTCAATTATATTGACTTGGATTTTTCTTTATGTTATACTACCCACCATTATCAGGTGGATTATAAACAGATTCTTAGATAAATTATTTGATACTTAAAATACAACACGGAGTTAGTACATGTCGCTCAAATCACTGATGAGTTATACGTTTGTATCTAAATATGCAAGATGGTGTCCACAAAAGAAAAGAAGAGAAACATGGGGTGAATCAGTTGATAGAGTAAGACAAATGATGGTTGATAAATATGTTAATGAAGACTCTAATAAAGAAATTTTAAAGTCTATTGACAAAGCCTATGGCGATATGAAGAAGAAGAAAATTCTTGGGTCACAAAGGGCATTGCAATTTGGTGGATCTCCGGTATTTAAACACAATGCTAGAATATATAACTGTATTGCATCATACATTGATAGAGTAAGATTTTTTCAAGAATGTATGTACTTACTGCTTTGTGGTTGTGGCACTGGTTTTTCTGTACAAAAGCATCACATTGCTAAACTTCCAACCTTGATAAAAGAAAAACATGGACAAAAGAAATATGTAATAGAAGATTCTATTGAGGGTTGGTCGGATGCCGTTGGTGTTCTTGTTTCTAGCTATTTTACAAAGTGTAATTTATTTCCAGAATATAATGGTAAAAATATTGCATTTGACTATTCACAGATACGTCCAGCAGGTGCGTACTTAAAATCTAGTGGCGGTAAAGCTCCCGGCCCAGAGCCTCTTAAAAATGCTCTAAATCATATTAAGAAAGTTTTAGATAATGCTGTTAAGAATAATCAAAGAAAGATTACCCCTATTCAAGCATACGATATGGTAATGTATAGCGCAGATGCTGTAATTAGTGGTGGGGTTCGTCGTAGTGCCACAATCTGCGTCTTCTCTGCTGACGACGAAGAAATGGCAAAGGCTAAAACTGGCAACTGGTTTATAGAGAATCCGCAACGTGGACGTTCTAATAATTCTGCCCTACTGCTACGGAATGAAACGACCAAAGAACAATTCGCTACATTGATGGAGTCAGTTAAAGAGTTTGGTGAACCCGGATTTGTTTGGTCTGACTCAACAGAATTGATCGTCAACCCTTGCGTGGAAATTGGCATGTGGCCCGTAGACGAAACTACTGGTAAAACAGGATGGCAGGCGTGTAATTTATCTACAATTAACTGCGCTAAGGTAACAACAAAAAAAGAATTTTACGAAGCGTGTGCTTCTGCTGCTACTATTGGCACATTACAGGCTGGATTTGCTAGTTTCCCATATCTTGGAGAAGTCTCAGAACGAATCATTAGTCGTGAAGCTTTACTTGGCGTTTCAATGACGGGTGTTATGGAGCAACATGAAATTTGTCTTGACCCAGAAGTGCAAAAAAGAGGCGCAGAAATTGTAAAAGAAACTAATGCCAAGCTAGCAGAACTGATTGGAATTAATAAAGCCGCTCGTACAACGTGTGTGAAGCCAGAAGGAACGTCAAGTTGTATTCTTGGTACATCATCTGGTATACATCCTCATCACGCAAAGAGATATATCCGTAGAGTTCAAGCAAATAAAATGGAGCCAATCTATCAGTATTTTAGAACAATTAATCCTAGAGCATGTGAAGAATCTGTATGGTCTAACAACGACTCAGATGACGTAGTATCATTCTGTGTAGAGGTTCCAGATGGTGCAAAAATTAAAAATCAAGTTGGTGCAGTAGATTTACTTGAGTATGTCAAAAGCACACAGCGAAATTGGGTTATAAGTGGTACTAATCCAAAGCAATGCACTCAGCCTTGGTTGACACATAATGTTTCTAATACTATCAATGTAAAGCCAGATGAGTGGGATGCTGTTACAGATTTTATTTATAAGAATCGTAAATATTTCTGCGGTGTTTCATTACTACCAATTGCTGGCGATAAAGACTACGCACAAGCACCATTCACAACCGTATATCTACCTAGTGAGCAAATACAACACTATGGAGACGCTGCAATGTTTGTTAGCGGGTTGATCGAAGTTGGTCTACAATTATATGATGATAATCTATGGGCAGCATGTGATAGCTTGTTAGGTGTTGGTCAAAAGATTAAAGGTACAGAAAAGAAAGCATACTTAGAAAGATGCCAAAAATTTGCTGACAAATACATGGACGGTGACTTAAAGAAACTAACTTATTGCATGAAAGATGTTTACAATTGGCATGAATGGCTAGACATTAATCGTGAGTACAAAGAGATAGATTATACCAATGTAATTGAAGAACAAAACAATGTTAATCCAGTGCAAGAAGTAGCTTGTGCTGGCGGGAAGTGTGATATCATTTAGGAGTTAATTATGGTTTTTGTATATGTTAAATTATTGAATGAAAACTCAGAAGCACCAACTAAAGCACACAGAAGTGATGCTGGCTATGATTTGTATGCATCTGAAGATACGGTCGTAGTCGGTAGACAACGTACAACTATAAAGACAGGAGTTTCTTTTGACATGCCAGAGGGATTAGCTGGATTAATTTGGCCTCGCTCTGGACTGTCTGTAAAAAAGGGAATTGATGTTCTAGCTGGAGTCGTAGACGCTGGCTACAGAGGAGAGATCATGGTTTGTTTGTACAATACTTCCGACGAAGATGTAGAGATAAATCGTGGGGATAGAATCGCACAGATTATATTCCAAGAGGTTCCTCTAGTTTCTCTAATCGAATCAGAAGAATTAGAGACCTCGCAACGAGGGAGTGATGGTTTTGGCAGCACAGGCACATAATAATAGAAAAAAGCGTAAAGAACAGAAAGCAAGCAAACCTAACGTACTGGAGGCTAAAACTCAAAATCAAAAAAATTATATACGTTCAATTATAGAAAACGACGTAGTTTTTTGTACTGGACCTTCTGGTAGTGGTAAATCATTTATCGCCGCTGGAATCGCAGCACATAAGATTTTAAAAGACGAGATAGACATGATAATTGTAACTCGTCCTTTGGTGTGTGCGGGTAAAGACATTGGATCTTTACCGGGAGAATTGAATGACAAAATAAAACCATACCTACAACCTATGGAGGAAAACTTACGTTACTTTTTAGGTAGAGATAAATTTGGTTATTATTATAATCAAAGAAGGATTAGATTTGAACCCCTAGAAACCATGAGAGGATCGACATTCCATGACTCGTATATGATATTAGATGAAGCTCAAAACTGTACACTGGAGCAGATTAAAATGTTTGTTACGAGAATGGGAAACCACTCTAAAGTACTAGTAAATGGTGATAATAAACAAACAGATATATATAAGTATACTGGATTAGAAACATGTATGCAAAAATTATCTAATGTTACGGGGGTCGGAATCTCGCAATTAGAGTATCATGATATACAGAGGAACGGAATTATAGGAGCAGTTTTATACGCATTAGAGTCTTAGAGTTCAGAATGTTATCTAGTTTATTCTAGATTTAGCCCATCACTCTAAGACCCAACATAGTCCCGGTTAGGGTTCAGTGAGTTATCTAATTAATTTTAGATTCATTTCTTCATCCTAGCCGGGAACACAATACAGCCAGATTCATATCATAACCTAGTTAATTCTAGATTCACCATGTTATCTGGCACAATACAAGGACTTTGAAATGTTATATGATTATGGATGTACAAATTGTGGCGAAACATTGAAAGATGTTAGACAGTCTATTCACGACGATGCCCTAGAAACTTGCCCTTCTTGTGGTAAAAATACTCTAGAACGAGTAATATATGGAGGGCTAGGTTCTTTTATGACTGACTCCAGCACTATCGGCGGTCAAGCTGATAAGAATTGGTCTAGAATGGGTAGCTATCAAAAGTCAGAGATAGAATCTAAAAGCCAACATCTTAAAGTAGCGCAAGAGAAAAAAGAACAGCGTAGTAAAATAAATAAAATGACTCCAGAACAAAAAAAGAAATACATTATTACAGGTGAATAAATGAAATATGTTGAAAACTACACAGCAAAAGATGCTAAAAAGAATACAGAAACAAAATCTTACAACGCTTTTGGTCAAAGCGTATCAAATGATAGTGACACTGTATATGCAGAATATAAAGCAATTGATCTAGGAGAAAGAGTACAAAAGAAATTCTTTGTACTTACATCAAATGGCACTCTGTTTGACCCCAGAGGCACAGATAGTCACAGGGCTAATCAAATTCGTAAAGAACTAAAATCAACTTCAAAGCAAACATTTGACTACTATGTTAAGTATTTGCAAACTAAAAATACGTTATTTATGCGACGAGCAGAAAGGAGCTTTATAAATGGCTAAAAAAGGACCAATCAGTAAAGTTGAAGCGTTTTATATTGACAATAACTACAGGGATAAAGATATAGCAGAAATTGCTGTAGATCTAGATAGGTCAATAAAGTCTATAGAAACATATATTAAAAAGAATATTACTCACAAGGCCAAGCAAACTACAGTCACAGCGGGTGAACACATCCACCATCATCGTGGATCAACCATTATGACTGAAACTGCATCTACACTTGCAGATGAAAAGCGTAAAGTTGGGCCTAGAAAAAATCAATCTTGTGTAACTAAAATTAAAGCTGAATAATGAAATATATCATAGGCGAAGATGGTTGGCGTAGAGCATATGCCAATACTGATAACAGAAGAAAAATATGGATTTACATACAAACTTCTGACGATAAAGAAATATACTTAGATGATTACGATAAGTGGATGACATTCCAAAAATATTGTGATGATAATAATGTATATATAAAAGGTATTGGCTTGCGTTATAGGTCTCATTGTATTAAAATGGAAAATGAAGATGCAGAAGCAGTATATCTAGTGAGATCTATAAAAGCAGAATTGCAAGGCAAGTCGATAGACTGCTATACGATAGGGTTTTTAAAAGATAATAAAGTTGAAAAAACAATGTGGATTGTTCCAGCCTTGGTAGAAGAGGCTCAACATACAGACAATTTTGAAGAGTGTTTTGAAGAGGCTTTTGTATACAATGTCAGGCAGACCAAAACCGTTCAATAAGAATTATCAAAAGCAATGGTCAGAGACTCACAGATATAAGCACCAAACAACGGGCGAGTATTGCACATCTGAAGCTTTCATTGCAGAATATTTAGTTCTTAGGTGGACAGAAGAATTTAAGATGGAAAAACCATCATACAAGTTCTGGACCAAAGGGGATAAATATCATAGACCTTTTATGAAGAATATGAAAGCGGTTCAGTCTCTTCTAAAAAAATATGATCATGTGACTATTATAGCAGCAATTAGATCTAAACATTTTGAAAATATATATCACATTGGATTAAATGCTGGTGGACCCAGAGGATGGAAGTATAATCAGGTTGCATTAGAAGCAATAAAGAGGTATGATAAAGAGTTCAATGATTTTATGAAAGCAGCTGAAGAATCTGCAAAAGCAGACGACGCACAAGTTGAGTCAGAACAAAAGCAAGTAAAGACTAGGAAAAAACAATATTCTAATAAGAAAAGTTCAATAAATAAATTGAGGGATCTATGAGTAAAGTTAAAAAGAAAAAAGTATCTAATAAGTTTGACACAGACGTTGTAAGCAACTCCGTGGTTAGTAAGTACGGCGATGTTGTTAGCACTGGTACTGAGGTGTTAGAAAATATTAACCAGTTAGAAGTAATTGGTGTATCTCCAGCTTTAGACATTGCTCTTGGGGGTGGCTTAAGAGAAGGATCTGTTGTTGTAATGACAGGAGATCCAAAGTCAGGAAAAACAACAACAGCGCTGCACTTTGCAGCAAAGTGTCAAGCTCAAGGCAAACGTGTTATTTATCTTAATACAGAGGGTAGACTATCAAAACAAAACTTTGATGGCATCAAAGGTCTAGATCCTGAAGGTATTCTTATCGTACAGTCTACAGATGATAAGATTTTATCAGCAGAAGAGTTTTTAAATATTACAGAATATTATATTAATAACGATCCCGGTTGTTTAATCATTGCAGATTCATTGTCAAACATGGTTCCATCAGTAGAGCTAGACGGAGAAGTTCGTACAGGTGTACGCAACGCATTGCCTCGATTACTATCTATGTTTTTCAAGCGTATTAGTGGCTCTCTCATGAAGAACAAAACAATTCTTATTGCTGTAACCCACAACATTGCAAACACTGGTGGATCACCATACGCGCCAGCAAAGATGGCAGACTGTGGCAACATGCTACAATATCAGGCTGGTACTAATATGGTTATTACCCACCGTGGACGCTGGCAAGTTCCCAAAGATACTGGGCCTCATGTTGGTCAAATTGCCAACTGGAACATTAAAACATCTTGCGCTGGTGGCACTCCCAATAGTACGGCAGAAAGTTGGATTCGTTATGGGATTGGATTAGACGAAGTTCAAGAAGTTGTACAGATCGCATGTGAGTTTAGATTAATTAAATCGGCAGGAGCTTGGTATACAATACAATGTGCTGTAGAGAACCTAGAAGATCCGGTGGTACAGAAAATACTCAAAGAAAATAATATTTCTGAGAAGGAAGAAGATATTGAAAGATTTTTTAAATTTCAAGGGTCAAATAACCTGTCAGAATTTTTAAATGAGAATACAGAAATTGCTTCTTTTGTATACGATAAAATAAAGGAGTTATTTTGATTAACAATATTATCAGTATATGCTTAGGCATATTATTATCTAAAATTATTATAGAGGTTTTGAATGAAAGTTATAGGTATAAATGGGAGAGAGTACGCTTGGAATTTAACAAGTTATTCTGTAGACGCAAACGACAAACGCAAACGGTCAAAGTTCCACGTTCGCGCAAGAAAACTCTTGAAGACTATCTACCATAGCTATAGAATACTAGAGGAAGTTAAACTACCGGGAAGTACTGAATCGCATAGGAAAGGCGTATTATATTTAGATTTTTATATACCACAGATTATGCTAGCAATAGAAGTTCATGGTCAACAACATTATAAATATACTCCATTCTTCCATAAAAATAAAGCAGATTTTGCTATTGCAAAAGCTAAAGATGAAGATAAAATAGAGTGGTGCGAGTTGAATAAGATTGATATAATAGTATTGAGGTACTCAGATACAGATGAGCAGTGGAGAGAACAAATTGAAAACGGCGAATGAGCAATTAGCTGATTTGAAAGCTATGGTTGAGGATTTCTTGAGTGCCAGCAATGCTAGGTTCAATAAGAAGTTCAGAGATGATTGGCATAGATGCGCTAATGCCGACAGGCAAACTATTAATTCTCTCACCCAAGCAGAACTATTTGATTGGTCGTATGAGCTATATAGCTACTCCACATACCTACAGGATGAATTAAATATGCAGAAGATTGCACTCAATTGGTGCAACGACAAGCTAGACAAGATGGTAGCTAAAAACATAGATAACTTTAGCCCATACACAAAGCATGAAATGAGAAGGCAGCTCATTGTAGTCAATGACGAGTTTGCTGCAACAGTGGATCACTACAGAGAGATAGCTGAGTCTAGAGTGCATTCACTGGATGGTAAGATATACGAATTAAAACGTAAAGCAGATATCCTAATGGAGAAAGGTAAGAGATCATGAGTATGGATGATTTTGTAAAAACGCTGAGTGAGGAACAAAAAGCCGCACTATTATCAGCCTTGGCTAGAAAAGAAGAAGTTGTTGAAACAGAAGAAACAAACGACATTACAGATGATTTTAGAGTAGTTAAAAAGTCTACCTTGGGATCAAATCGTCGTAGGGAGCCAGTAAAAGCAAGGGAAAATACTTGGACAGATACTGGAGAACATAGAGAAGTAGAGACTCCAAATGTGCATAGGACTCCTAGAAATAGACCACCACCAAAAAAGAAACACGTAACGTGTAATGCTTGTGGTAAAAAGTACCAAGTAAATGCTAATATTGTATATGGGGAATATTATAGGTGTGATAGGTGTACAGGTAGATAATGCAAGATAAACTATTAGATGTCGGTGCAGAACGAGCAGTACTAGCTGGTTTAATCCAGTATGGTATTGATGGCTATATAACTATATCAGATTTTGTAAATGATGACACGTTTGGCAATCACAATAATCAAATTATATACAAGTGTGTAAAGCATATTATTAATAACGATCAGTCGGTGGATATTGCTTCACTTCTTTCTGCCGCAGAACAATTAAAATTTTCTGAGACTATAAATACTAAGCAAGAACTCAAGTATATAAAGTCGCTATTTGATTTTCCAGTAGACAAAAATAATATCATAAAGTTTGCAGCTCAAATGAAAAAGTTTGAGTTTGCCCGTAAGATTAAAAAGCTTACTAGTAAAGTAAACAAAGATATGGATGATGTCACTGGGTCAGAAACAATAAATGAAATTATACAAAAGCTAGAAGATCCTGTTACAGATTTTTTACGCGAGGATGATGGTGGCGAACATCCAGAAAAGATTGGCGAGGGAGTAGAAGATTATGTCAAATTTCTCGAAGAAAATCAGTGCGATATCATTGGTATACCCACGGGGTTCGCTAGGTACGACGAAGCTATTGGCGGTGGTCTTAGACGAAAATGCGTTGACCTTATATCTGCAAGACCAAAAGTTGGTAAGTCGGTATTCGCTGATAATGTTGCCCTTAATGTATCTTCCACCGGAGTCCCCGTCCTAGTATTAGATACAGAAATGTCAAAGGAAGACCATCTAAATAGACTTATAGCTAATATTAGCAAGGTTCCTATTAATGAAGTTGCTACTGGTAGATTTGCAGAAGATCCGCTGAAGATGGACAATGTACAAAAAGCTGTTGATCAGTTATCTAGCATACCATACAGTTATGCCACAGTTGCAGGAAAACCGTTTGAGCAGATACTTAATGTGATCAAGAGGTGGATTGTACAAGAAGTGAAGACAGATGAAAATGGGAAGACAAATGACTGCTTAATTATCTATGATTATCTAAAGCTGATGTCATCCAATTCTATTACAAACAATATACAGGAATATCAGGCTCTAGGTTTTCAAATAACTTCACTCCATAATTTATGTGTTAAACTAGACATACCATGTCTATCTTTCGTGCAATTAAATCGAGATGGTATCACCAAAGAAAGTACTGATGCTGTGAGTGGCTCAGACCGATTGATATGGTTGTGTACGTCCTTTACAATATTTAAAGCTAAGTCTACAGAAGAACTTGCAGAAGACGGACCAAATGCCGGGAATAGAAAACTAGTACCGATTGTGTCTAGGCATGGCGCTGGAATGGACGATGGAGATTATATAAACATGCAAATGCACGGCGCACATGCAAAGCTTATAGAACTCCAAACAAGAAACGAATTAAAAAATCAACCAATTGGTGATACTGGACTAGTTAACAATGACTCTATAAAGAAATTAGCAAATGAATTTGCAGCAGATCAAGAAGAAACTGAATGAGAATGCAGAGCTAGTCTTTAGCGAGCTAGGTATGAAGTGTGAAGTTTTTTCTGACAATATATATTCAACCTGTCCAGTACACGAGGGTAGCGATAATCCTAGAGCGTTTTCTTTTTCTCCAGAAAGAGGAATATGGAAGTGTTGGACTAGAGAATGTCAAGAAGAACACAGAAATGACATGTTTGGATTAATAGCTGGAGCTTTATCCGCACAGGAGGGAAGAGATGTAGAATTTAAAGAAGCTTTACAATGGGCCTGTAAAATCCTAAACATTAAACAAACATACTCAAAAACCCCTACAAAAACTGAAGAAGTAGAAGAAGATTCAATATATGAAACAATAAAGATACTAAAAGAAAAAGAAGTCCTCAACACCCATAAGCCAATAACTATTGACTATGACTTGTCAATACCATCAGAATACTTTATAGCAAGAGGATTTAATAAAAAGACTATGAAATATTTTGGTGTGGGAGATTGCCATGCAAATGGTATAATGAAGGAAAGGGCAATTATACCAATACACGACGATGATGGTAAAGATGTAGTTGGCATTATCGGAAGATCTATGCGCGATTACAGAATGCCTAAATTTTTATTTAATCCTAAAGGATTTGATAAAAGATACTACTTTTATAATTACCACAGAGCTATCAAAAAAGCTAAAGAAACATCCTGCCTTTATATAGTAGAAGGTCAAGGTGATGTTTGGAAGTTATATGAAGCTGGTGTGCTAAATGCAGTTAGTATATTCGGAAAGACTATAACTGAACAGCAAAAAAACAAACTATTAAAACTACCTATAACGCACCTTATAATTTTAACAGATAACGATCAGGCTGGTAGAGAATCTAAAGTACAAATACAAAGACAGCTAAATAGACTTTATAAATTAACATTTCCAAAGTTTATACAAAAAGATATTGGCGATATGGATATCAAGAAAATTAAAAAAGATATACTAGCTAACCTAAGAGGTACTTATTGATGGCTAAGATAATAGGAATTTCAGGCACAAAACAAGCTGGTAAAAATACTGTAGCTAACTTTATAAATGGCAAAGTATTAAAACAAATAGAAATGATTTCTGACTTTAAGATAAACTTGGATGGACAGCTAGAAATCAAAACCTTAGATTCTTCTGGTCATCAGGGCTGGGGAATCTTTGACGTAACCAGAAAAGACAAAGACTTCATAGAGTATGCTGACCTAAACCTATGGCCTCATATTAAAATATATCATTTCGCAGACTGTCTGAAAAAAATGTGTATCGACCTGTTTGATCTTGAGCCTCAACAGGTTTATGGCACAGATGACGATAAAAATACAGAAACACCATACTCTATTAATGGCTGGAAAAATAAAATGACAGCTAGAGAATTTCTTCAATATCTTGGTACAGATGTGATGCGAAAGATTAAAGATACGATATGGGTAGACTATACAATTAAAACAATACTAAAAGAAAAATCAGAAATAGCCTTGATACCAGATGTAAGATTCCCTAACGAAGTAGAAGCTATACATAAAGCTGGAGGAATTGTATTGAGACTAACAAGGAATCCATATGCAAGCGACCATCACTGCGAAACTGCGCTAAGTCGTGAAAAATATGATTGGGCTAAATTTGATTATATTATTGACAATAATGATAGCCATATAGATAAACTAATAAAAGATTTAGAAAAAATAAACTACCTATGGAGCGACCAGCATGTTAATAACCTACGTTAGATCTTCAAGTTATAATAATTATGCATACTGTGAGATGCAATACTTCATGACTTATGTGTTGGGATATCAGTCTAAGAGTGGCAAAAAAGCAGACATGGGAACTATGGTACACAAAGTAATGGAAGTACTAGCGGGATTAAAAAAATATCATCAAGATAATCCAAGAGCTAGGATACTATGGGTTGACGACGACGCGATTGGAAAGTTTAGATGTCCAAGAAAAGAACTAAACACAGACGAACTAGTAAATAAACTTATAGATATTAGCATAGATTCTTACGCAGAAAAATCTCCACATTCTTTTAGTACAAGGGATAGGCAAGAAATAGCAAAAACCGCTTGGTGTTTTCTAACTCACAGTGATGGGCAGTTCGATCCTAGATTAAGAGATATACACTATCCAGAACCTCACTTTGATATACCAATTGAAGAGGATTGGGCCAAGTTTGAGTATGAACAAGATGGAGAGATTTTTCAGGGACAACTAGCAATCAAAGGAACTATTGATCTTGTAACTAAGATTAGCGATGATACAATAGAGGTGGTAGATTGGAAAACTGGAAGGAGAATGGATTGGACTACAGGAGAAGTTAAAGATTATAAGAAACTGGAGAATGATCCACAACTTTTACTTTATTACTATGCTATATCAAAACTGTATCCAGAGTTTCCCAATAGAATTATGAGTATATTTTTCTACAAGGACAAAGATGGCAATCCCGACCCTTCACCTTTTAGTTTGTGTTTTTCTCCAGAAGACGAGGGAAGATTCTTGGAAATGTTAAAAAATAGGGTTCAAGAAATTAGACAAAATATCGCCCCAAAACCGTTAGATTCTACAAGAAAACACTGGAAATGCACTAGATTATGTCATTTTTGCAAAACCAACTGGCCTGAAACCGATGTTAGCATGTGCGAGTACGTAGAACAACATGTAAATGATTATGGCATGGACAAGACTATACAGGATTGTACTAGAGAAGGGTTTAATCTTAGTTTTTATGAAGCTCCGGGGTAAAATATGGAAAAATTATTAACAATAGGCATGGCTACATATGATGATTTTGATGGCGTGTACTTCTCAGTGCAAGCCCTTAGAATGTATCACGATATAGTAAATACAGATAATGTTGAAATAATAGTTGTAGATAATAACCCAAGTGGACCACACGGTAAATGTGTTAAAGATTTGATGAATGGCTGGGTTCCAAACGGTAAATATATACCATTTACAGACAAGGCTAGTACTTCTACAAGAAATGAGATTTTTAAGAGTGCTACTGGGAGATACTGCATATCTATGGATTGTCATGTATTATTTTATAAAAATGCTATAGATAATCTACTTGAATATTATAAAAATAACCCTTATTCTAAAGACATTATACATGGACCTCTAATTTATGACGATCTTAAGTCTCCTTCCACTCATTTCAAACCAACTTGGGGAGGTGACATGTATGGTCAATGGGCTACAGACAGCGAAAATTTAGCCAAAAAGGAGCCATTTGAGATACCAATGCAAGGATTAGGTGTATTTTCTTGTAGAACTAGTGCATGGCTAGGTTTTAACCCACTATTTAGAGGATTTGGAGGGGAAGAAGGATATATTCACGAAAAATTCCGTAGGAACGGTGGAAAAGCTGTATGTCTACCCGGATTTGATTGGTTACACAGATTTGGTAGACCTCACGGTGTAAAGTATCCACTTATCTTAGAAGATAGAGTGTGGAATTATTTTGTAGGATGGTTAGAAATTACCAAAGACCCTGAACATCAAATGATCAAGGATATATATAACAATTTTTCTGGAAGAATACCTCAAAAAAGTTTAGATTTCTTATTTGAGGAAGCTAAAAAAACAATTTCTTAAAAGGAGAGTCTTTATGTTTAATTTAAATGATGCTGATAAACAGTATAATTCTGATGTGTTTGGCTTTACAGAGGATCTAACTGAAGAAAATTTTTACGTACCAGCAGAAGCAGAATATGAAGACTTTGGAGAAGAAGTAGAAGAATATGATGCTGCCTCGCTATGGGAAAACATTCGTAAAAAGAAAGAGCGTGAAGGTAAGAATTATAAGCCTGCCAAAAAGGGCGATAAAGACAGGCCAGATCCAGAAGCTTGGAAAAAAGCTCAATCAGCCCCAAGCGACAAACAAAAGAAAGCTCTCGATAAAAACAAAGATGGCAAGATTAGCAAAGAAGATTTTGAATTACTACGCAAAAACAAAGCGGCTGAATATCAAGGTAAAAAAGTAAAGTTGGGAAAACCTTTTAGAACTCCCGATGGACCAAAGAAAAGTAGTGTATATGTAAAAAATGATAAAGGTAACGTAGTCAAAGTAAACTTTGGCGATCCTAATATGGAAATTAAAAAAGATAATCCAGCACGCAGAAAGTCCTTCAGGGCTAGACATAACTGCGACAATCCGGGTCCACGTTGGAAAGCTCGCTATTGGTCTTGTAAGGCTTGGTAAAATGACACTAAGAAAAAAATGGAATGAGCATCTAAATGAAAATAACATGACCTATTGGCAACATTTTAGATTTGCCGTAGGTCATGGTTTAATATGTATAAGAGCTGGTGTATATTTATGTATACATGGTTTATTGCCATGTTTTAGACGTAGGGCTGGTACTAGATTAGTACAAAGACTAGAAAAAGTATTTAGCGAGAGAGAATATGAGCTTAATAAATAATGTAGCCGCAATTATAGACGCTAAAGTAGAATTAAAAGATTTAAAATACTCTAAAGACTTTGTATACGAAAGTGGACAAGGGGCTTTAAATATTAATTGGAAAAATATTTTACCGCAACCCCCTAAAAATAATAGTCTATCTACCAGTAAAGAATTAGAAATAGTAGCTGAAGCAACAAAGAAAAGATCTAACAAGGCTGTAGAGTTAGTATATAAAGTAGATGACGATCCTCTGCATTTATTTTTTGATTTTCTAGAAAGCAAAAACATCAAAGAAAATAGAGGTGAGTTTGATCAATATTATAACCTTGTAGAGCCATACACATACGCTTTAAAATATTATTTTAATAGACCAAGACCTGAACAAATAGCTCCATATTTGAATACAAAGATTAACGTGTTGTATACAGAAACTCACCATACACCTGCGTATCCTAGCGGTCATACGATTTACGCTGCCATTGCAGCGCACTTATTTTCAGAAAAATATCCGCAGTATCGCAAAGAATTTTTTGAGTTGGCAAAACAAGCTGGAATTGCTAGAATATTACAGGGAGTCCACTACCCATCAGATAACAAGGCTGGGATGATAGTTGCAGAATTTTTATTCCCAAAAGTAAAGGAAAGATTGAAAGATGAGCGAAAAAGTAAAAAGTTTCCCGTTGACGGACGCTCCTAGACCAAAGGAGCCGGTAAGAATACCGATGCCCGCGAACCCAAAACAATGACGGATTCAGCTTATTATCTAGTTAATTCTAGATTTATGATATCATCCGTCACCATACAAAGCCAGATTCAATTCATTATCTAGTTCATTCTAGATTCAAGATGTTATCTGGCAACTTATAATTGAGGAGGAAAGATTGAACTGGTTTCCATTGAAGAATTTTACGCATTATAGTTTACTAAAAGGATTCTCTAAGCCACATGAACTTGCAAAGATTTGTGCGGATAATGACTATCCAGCATGTGGTATTACAGATTATAAGTCTATATCAGGTGCAGTATCTTTTCACCAAGCCTGCAAAAAGGTTGGCATAAAACCAATCATAGGCTGTTCATTTGACAATACCACGGTGTACGCTAAAAACAAAGATGGCTGGCACGATCTTATACAGATGGTATCAATGACCGATGAAGAAGGTAATATGCCAACTAATATTGCTAAAGATATTATAAGTAGAAATAATTTACTGGCGGTACATAAATCTAAAGATAATATTAAACCATCTTACTATGCAAAGAAAGAGCAAGCTGGATTACACAGAGTATTATTATGCTCTGCGTTAAAGACTACGCTGCCCAAAATACAAACTAAGATTAGGAAGAATGAATTAGAGCCAGAAATATTAGAATACTTTACTAATGATAACAAATGTATAACAAAGGGTAAAGCAACTAAAGAACTGCAACACATATACGAGTCATGTGAAGATTATGAAATATTAAATCCTCCTATGCTACCTAAGTTTGTATGTCCAAAAGGATTGTCACAAGAGGAATATCTAACTGATATGGCGCGTGAGGGATATAGAAACTTTCTAAAAGACAAGGTTGGGGATGATGAAGGATTACAGCAAATCTATGGTGACAGATTTAGGAAAGAGCTACAGGTTATAAAGGATGCTGATCTATTTGGATATTTTCTTATTGTGCAAGATATCATTAAACATGTAGAAAAAGACATGGGATGTTTAGCTGGACCGGGGCGTGGATCTGCTGCTGGATGTTTGATATCCTATCTAATTGGCATCACTAAAATTGATCCAGTAGAACATGATCTAATTTTTGAGAGATTCTATAATGCTGGTAGAAACACAGGCGGTCATGTTTCTTTACCCGATATTGACATGGACGTTCCGGGTAAACGTAGAGATGATGTTATAGACTATTTAAAAAATACTTATGGACATGATCATGTTAGTCAGATGATTACATTTGGTAGACTACAGGGGCGTAGCGCAATTAAAGAAGTACTTCGTATAAATGAGGCTTGTTCTTTTAGTGAAATGAATGCTATAACTAAGAGTGTACCTAACGAAGCTGACATATCTGATCAACTAGCAGACATGGATGACGAAGATAGATCAATTATACGGTGGTCTTTAATAAATAGAGCAGACGAATTAAGAGATTTTTGCCACATAACTGACGATGGTAAACTGGAGGGTGATTATGCAGAGTATTTTCAACAAGCCATTAACATAGAAGGTACGTTTAAAACTCAGGGAAAACACGCTGCTGGCGTTGTGATATCTAAAGATAAACTAAAAAATGTATGTCCTATGGTAACACAGAAAGGTTCTACAGAAAAGATAGCAGGATTAGAAATGTCCGATCTAGAGGCGCTAGGTCATGTAAAATTTGATGTTCTAGGAATTAACCTTCTAGATAAACTTATGAAAATAAAGGAAATAAAAAATGGCAAATAGAGATTTTATTGTATTTGACTTTGAAACGGGAAGTAGAAACCCTCATAAAACACAACCAACACAGATTGCTGCGATAGCACTTGATGGTAGAAATCTATCTGTTAAAGGTACTTTTGATAGTGAGATTAGACCAATACTTAACGACGATGCTGCTATTGCCGCTGGGCTTGATCCCATAGAAGATGGCGCACTAAAAGTAACTGGCAAGAATCGTAAAGATTTAGCTAAAGCTCCTTCTTTAAAATCCGTATGGAAAAAGTTCTGTACCTTTGTTGATAAATACAATTGGAAAAAAGACCCTTTCTTTAATCCCATTCCAGTAGGATTTAACATTATTGGCTTTGATATGGTTATCATAAACCGTATGTGCAAAGAATATGGACCATATGACGAAACAAGACAACAGCAAAAGATCTTTAGCAAGATTCATAAGTGTGATGTCATGGACAATATGCACATGTGGACAGAAGGAGATCCTAGTATTAGATCTATAAGCATGGACACACTTCGTGAGCGTATGGGACTTAGTTCAGAAAATGCCCACGACGCATTGCAGGATGTTAAAGATACGGCTAATATATTTATAAAACTATTGAAGACTCACAGAGCAGTCTACCAAAACATTGAACTAGATAAGGCATTTGCAAATGGAAATTTATACGTCAAATAAGTACGACGACAAGAAAACTTGGCAATTATTTGCTGATGGAAAAACCAAAGGGGTATTCCAGCTAGAAAGCAATCTTGGTAAATCTTGGTCAAAGAAGCTTTCTCCAAACAATATTGAAGAATTGTCAGCATTAATTGCTATTATACGACCCGGATGTTTAAAAGCTTTCGTGGATGGTAAGTCTATGACCCAGCATTTTATCGACCGTAAGCATGGTCGAGAAGAAGTTACCTACCTACATGACTCTTTAGAGGAAATTTTAGCTCCAACTTATGGAGTTCTAGTTTATCAAGAACAATCTATGCGTATTGCACAAAAAATTGCTGGATTTAATCTTGAGGAAGCAGATGAACTACGTAAAGCTATTGGTAAGAAAAAAGCAGACCTCATGGCGAAGGTTAAGAAAAAATTTATTGCTGGTGCAAAAAAAGTTGGAACAGTAAATAAAGAAGAAGCAGAAGAAATATTTGGCTGGATTCAAGCATCTGCTAGATATGCTTTTAATAAATCACATAGTATTTCATACGCTGTTTGTTCATACTGGAGTGCCTTTCAAAAGTCTCATAACACAGAACAATTTTTCTTATCATATTTATACTATGCTAACGAAAAGCAAGACCCTCACAGGGAAGTATATGAATTGTTGTCTGAAGCAAAGCTATTTGACATTGAAGCTAGAACTCCAAGTCTAGTAAACTTTGATGTTAAATTTAATGTTAAAAAACACAAAATATACTTTGGTATAAAAGATATTAAATCACTAACAGGTAAAACTGGCGACAAGGTTATTGATGGTATAAAAGAAGTAGAATCAGAATTGAAAAAACCTATAACTAAATTTACATGGGTAGAAATACTATTGTTCTTTGCTCCCAAGGTTTCTTCAACAGCTTTCAAAGCTCTAGCTTCCATAGGATTTTTTAGAGATTTTGATGGTAGAATTACAAGAAATAAAGCTATATATGATTATGAAATATATAGGACTTTAACTAAAGCAGAACAAACTTGGATACAAAAAAACTATGAAGATAATAAATGGACAAACTTTGTAGACTGCCTGAAATCACTAGCCCCTACAAAGAAAAAAGGCGGTGGTACTAGCAAGATAGCAAGAAAACAAATTGTAGAAAATGAAATACAACTTCTACTAGACCCTCCATTTAGTCTGGAGGACGATCCGGGCTGGATAATAGATCAAGAAACTAGATTTCTAGGATGTCCAGTTACAATGACCAAAATAGATACAGCGGATAAATCTGCTGCAAACACTACTTGCAAAGAAATTGTTAATGGCAAGAAGGGTAAAAATCTTTGCGTAGTAGGTAACGTACAAAGAATTGCTGATTACACAATCAGTAAAGGTGATTCAAAGGGTCAGGCTATGGCCTTTCTAACTATTGAAGATGATACTTGTTCACTAGATAGCGTTGTAGTATTTCCAAAAATCAGGCAAAAATATAAGTATATTTTATATGAAGGTAATAATCTTATTTTCTGTGGTTCTGTAGCAAAACATGAAACATCTCTCATAGTAGATAAAATTCATGAAATTTAAATGGTTTTTTTTAGCTGTACAAGCTAATATACTAGGATAGGAGAGAATATGAACAATTGCTGCCTCACTGGATATCTTGTAGAAAATCCACGCACCACTATGGTTGGTGACATAGTACTAGCTGAATTTACGCTAGTGGTCTATAATTACAGAAGGGCCAAAAGTACGGGTGAAAAAAGTAGAATACCCACATATTTACAGTGTGAAGCATGGCACACTGGAGCGGAAACAATTGAAAGATTTGCTACTAAAGGTAGTAAAATGACTATACAAGCTTCCGTGAAAAACAGATCTAAAGACGACGATAGAATTGTATTTAGAATAAACGAATTTGATATTTGTAATCAGGAGTATGTAGACGAATGAGAAAAAAGAGAATTATATTTTGCACAGAGGCTACATTTCTAAACACTGGATATTCTACTTATACTAGAGAAATATTAAATTATTTACATTCAACAAACAAGTATGAGCTAGCAGAGCTAGCCGCATATGCTCAAGATAATGATCCAAGAGCTGCTGGAATTCCTTGGAAGTTCTATGGCGTAATGCCTCCAGATGGAGCTAGTGAAGAAGAAAAAAGAGACTATAACTCTAACCCTGTAAAGCAATTTGGAGAACACGCTTTTGAAAGAGTCTGTTTAGATTTCCAACCAGACATAGTGTGCGATATTAGAGATTTTTGGATGCTAGACTTTGCAGAAAGGTCTCCTTATAGAGACTTTTTTAAGTGGTGCATTATGCCCACTGTAGATGCTCGTCCTCAAGCACGACAATGGATAGCTACATATACTTCAGCAGATGCTTGTTTAAGTTACTCTAATTGGGCAGGAGAGGTTTTAAAGGATCAGTCTGGTGGTAAGATTAATTATATTGGCTCTGCACCTCCATCTGCTCATCCAGCTTATGAACCAAAAGATGGTTTGGCTATAAGAAAAATGTTTGACATAGATCCAAATGTAAAGATTATTGGAACTGTAATGCGAAACCAAAGAAGAAAATTATATCCAGATTTATTTGAAGCTTTTAGATTATTTTTAGACCAATCTGAAAACCCAAATGAATACATGTTGTATTGTCATACAAGCTATCCAGACTTGGGATGGGAAATACCAGAACTTTTACAGCAGCATCAACTATCATCTCACGTTCTGTTTACTTATGTGTGTCGAGAAACTAAGAAACCGTTTCCTTCTCTGTTCAAGGGGGCTTCGTCTCAGTCTCCATACACTGGCAAGTGGGGATCTACGCTATCTAATGTAAAGAATGGTTTAGATTATCAAGATTTATCTACTATTATAAATTTGTTTGATCTTTACGTTCAATATGCTAACTGCGAAGGTTTTGGTCTACCGCAAGTAGAAGCTGCTGCCTGTGGAATTCCTGTTATGGCTACAGATTACTCAGCTATGGAAAGCGTAATTAGACAACTTGAAGGAACTCCAATTACCCCCAAGGCTTTGTATAAAGAATTAGAAACTGGATGTTTAAGGGCTGTGCCTGATAATAAATTAGCAGCTAAATTGTTTAAAGAATTTTTTGATTTACCGCAAGAAATAAGAAAACAACAAGGGTTTAAAACTAGAAATAATTTTACAGAACATTTCCAGTGGGATAAATCTGGTAGAGTATGGGAAAGTTACTTTGACACGGTAGAAGTAAAACCATCCAGTGAAACTTGGATGTCCCCAGTAGACATACAAAGACCAGACCCCATGCCTGAAGAATTACCTCCGAACGTTAGACATTCAGAATTAGCTAGATGGTTAATAACAAATGTCTTAAAAGAACCAAGTAAAATTGATTCGTTTATGGAGGCAAGGCTTTTAAGAGATTTGCTGTACGAGTGTTCTACGGCTACAACTGGCGGGATGTACTACAATGAGATGTCTGCAAGCTTTGACGGTAGAAATACTAGACAGCAATTTGGAATCAAAGAAGCTTACAATAATATGGCAGCGCTGCGTAATAGAAAAAATTATTGGGAACAAAAAAGAGCGGAGGCTTTTGGATTAAGATGAAAGTATTATTCATAGGACATTACAGAGAAGGTGGTGGTTGGGCAAAAGCTTCAATAGATTTTATTCAAGCTTTAGATTCTATAGGTATAGATATTGTTTGCAGAAATGTTTCTTTAACAAACAAGTACGTAGATATTCCACAGCGGGTTATAGAGCTAGAAAATAAATCTTTAGATAATGTAGATTATTGTATACAACATGTATTGCCACACCACTTGGTTTCTACAGCTAAATTTAAGAAAAACATAGCGTATTTTGAATATGAAACGAACAATATGAAACAAAATGAGTGGACAAATAATTTACATTTAGTAGATGAAGTTTGGGTTGCTAATAAAACTTTGCATAAGGTGGTAAGCGAAGCTGGTATAAAAAATTGCAAAATTGTTCCGCACTGTTTTGACATATCAACATACTCTAAAGAGTATGAAAAAATTAACTTACAAGACATGAAAGATAAATTTATATTCTACTACATTGGAGACTATAATAGCAGAAAGAATATAGACTCTATAATTAGATGCTTTCACAGCGAATTTTGTAACGACGAAAAAGTAGCTTTGCTAGTAAAGATTAATAAGTTTGGCACTACTAAAGAACAACTTAGAAAAATATATACAGATAACTCTACACATATAAAGCAAATCATAAGAACTAAACCAAGTCTAGAAAGGTGTTGTTCAGAAATAGTTATAACTGAAGATTTAACGTCAGATCAAATTAATTCTATACACCAAAGATGTGATTGCTTTATTACTATTTCGCATGGAGAAGCGTGGTCTATACCAGCTTTTGACGCAATGGCTTTTGGTAATACTCCGATATGTAGTAATGAAGGCGGTCCTAAAGATTTTATAGATGCTTCTGATGTAAACACTGGATCTTTAATCGACGGTATTTATAATGTATGCAACTGTCCAGACGCTGCATTTCCTCACATTTTTACTGGTAGAGAAGAATGGTTTGAGCCTAGCGAATCAGAAACTAAAAAACAAATGAGGTACTATTACGAGAACAGAGGTAATATTAATCGCGCAGCTGGTTTAGAACGCGCCAAACAATTTAGTTATGAGAACATTGCTAACAAAATAAAGGACTACTTAAGTGAATAGTGTACAAAAAATTATTGAATCCTGCAATTCAGACAAAAAGGAAAAATATAATATTCTTACTTTTCCTACTCACGAAAGATATGAAACTCAACTGTGTAAAACTGGGCATAATTTTTATTCTTTTAGTTTAGATAATAACAAAACTTGGAATAAAGAGCAGGCAAAAGTTCCAGAGAATTATTATATATTGCCCAAAAACCAAATGGTTGGTTTTATAGAATATGATTTTATGTTAATTCAAAGTAAATACTGGCAATACCAAGTAGCTATGGATATTTTAAAGAAATTTCCTATGAAGGTCATTGTTTTAGAACACACTTTGCCAACACCACAAACTATTAAGCCAGAGCATATAGAGCAAATGAAAAAGATGGTTGGCAACAAAAATGTATTTATATCAGATTTTTCTAGACAGCAATGGGGAATTTTAGAAAACTCTAAAGTCATTCATCACGGACTTGACACTAATGTGTTTTGCCAGAAAGAAGTCGAAAAAGAAGATTATGTTTTAACAGTAGCCAATAAGTTTAAAGAAAGAGATTATTGTTTAAATTACTCTGGCTGGGAAAGAGTTACGCGAGGAATAAAAACAAAGTTAGTAGGAGAAGGAAACGGAGAAGGTACAAAAAATTGTAAAGATGTAAATGAATTGGTAGAAGAGTATAATAAATGTTCTGTTTATTTAAATACTACCACTCTTAGTCCAATACCAATGTCATTACTGGAAGCTATGAGTTGTGGATGTGCAATTGTTTCAACCTCAACCTGCATGATTCCAGAAGTAATAGATAATGGAAAAAATGGATACATATCTAATGACGAAGAAGAATTAAAAATGTATGTGCAGACTCTTTTAAAAGACCAAGATCTAAGGAAGAACTTGGGAGAAAACGCTAGGAAAACAATTAAAGAATTATTTTCAGAGGAACAATTTATTAAAAACTGGAACGAAACTTTTGATGAAATTTATGAGGCTAGATAAAAATGAAAATACAAATATGTTATGAAAATACAGGCGGTATTGAGGGGTTTGAAGTCATTGAAACAAAATATGGATTAGCTGGATTACAAGAAGTGACTGACCACTCATCAGAAGAAATATACATTACAGAGTGTATTGACAGAATGGAGTATGAAGAATCATTAAAAGTACTTTCACTTGCTGTCCAGAAACTAAGATTAAATGGTAAGCTTTCAGTAAATGGCACTGATTTAAGATCTTGTTGTACGCTTTTTGTAAATGATAGCATAGATTCAAAACAATTCAGCTCAGTAATTAAAGACGTAAACTCTTTACAAAATTGCTGTGAAGTAGAAAAAATTCTAAAATCTCTTGGAGTATTGATTGATACGTCAGTAATCAAAGGAACAACATATGAAATCAAAGCCATCAGACAAAATGGTTGAAACTTCTTGCAAAGAATGCATATTTGCAGTCTACGAAAATGATACGCAAGTGGGATGTTTTGCAAACAGAATAGAAAAATTTAAAGAAGCAAAAGAAATCATAGAAGCTTACGATGATGAAAAAGAATTTTACGTAGTTGGTAGACTTTGTAACTTGTATAGAAATCAAAAAAAGCATGAAGATTTAAATCAAGAATTATTAATTGCAAACGAGCAATCCTCTCTATCTTTTGACTTGTTTATAGAGTGTTCTGACATTTCAAATCTAGATCAAGAATCAATACTGAAATTATTAAATTACAAGGGTAAGTTTGATATTCGACTAATACATAAATCGAGCAACGATCTACATGAAAAATATAAAATTCTAGATTTTTCCAGAAAAATTATTAGTAAGTTTAATATAGACTGCCCCGTAACTCAATACATGGATTTCAACACAACGATGCACTCTATACTTTTAAAAACAAGAAAGTCTTTCCATGTTATTTTAGACGCAGTAAAAAATGAAAATGTTCTAGAAAAAGTAAATAACTTAATTAATAATGAAATGGTAAAAGCAGTCGTAGTAGAATCCGACCAAGAATTGTTCATCTCTAACCTAGCTTATAAGGTTCAAAGTTTTAACGATGAAAACGCAGAATACGCTGAAAATATTGACAATATAATTAAATTCTCCAAAGAAAAAGAATTGTATTCATGTCTGTGAAAAAACAATGTATAACATCGCCCAGATCTAAAAAAACTACAAATGATTCTTTAATCACGATAGTTTTTCTTTGTGACAGTCCCGGCTATAGAATGAAATCGTATGGAGCAATACCTTTAATACCTTTTAAAACAAAAAAATTGATTGACATCCAAATTAACGCAATCAAAGGTGTGTTTAAAAATTTTGAAATAGTCCTGTGCGTTGGTTATGATTCTGACAGAGTTTGCAAATATGTTAAAAATAAATACAGAAATATTAATATTAGGATTATAGAAAATCAAATATTTGATAAATCAAACTCTTGCGAAAGCGTAAGGCTATGCTTAAATAATATAAATAACGAGAAAGTTATTATATGTGATGGCAGTTTAATAATAGACCCTAAAACATTTAGGTCTTTAAACGGTGGTCAAAGTTCGTATGTAATGACAGAAATAGACAAGAACGACGATCTTGAGATTGGAGTAAACACTGGATCTAAAAACTTTGCAGAACATTTTGGCTTTGGAGCATATTATACTTGGTCTGAAATTATTTTTTTAAACAACTACGAAACCATAGAATATTTAAGAAAGATAATATCTAATGATAACTACAAGCAAAGATTTTTATTTGAAGCGTTTAATGAATTAATTAAAACAAAACATAATATAGAAGTTGTGCAAAATATGCACCCTGTACAGAAAATTAATAATGTAAAAACTTATCACAGACTGAGAGATTGTTTATGAAAATACTAATTGATAATTACTCTGACTACAGCAATAGTCAATCATTATACTTAAACGAAGGTTTTAAAAACTTTGGTCACGAGTCTCATGTTTTTGATGTAGCTAGTAATAGCATTTTTGATGTATGTGACACTATTAATCCAGACATTTTAATAATTTCTGCGAACAGGATAAATAAAGGTGTTATTGAGTACCTACAGCAATCTAATTTAAAGTTAATAATTAATATAGACAACTTAGATTTAGATAATACAAAACAACTTACATCATTCTTAAAGGAAGCTAAAGTGGGAGTGGCTTTTCTTTTTACGTCAGAAGAAAGCTTTCCAAAGAATGTTGACGGTTTCAACGTGGTCAAAGTTTATCACGCAGCAGATGTAAACCAAATAGAAAACTTACATTTCAATTACAATGTAGGCAAAGCTATAATCATAGATAAAACACATGAAAATATAGGTTATGAAGGTAGCTTTCACGTAATCGGAATCGGAGACAAGGTAAAGAAAGAAAACGTAGACATATTCCTACCATCAATATCATTAAGATCTTTATTTACAAAGTATAATGAAATTATTTTCAAGGATTTACAGAAAATAAATCAAACATTTCTAAATGCGATTTGTAGTGGTGTGCCAACATACTATGATAATGAAGATAGTAATAAGATACAAGAAACATTAAATAAAATGCTTAAGGAAGAATTTAATATAAACTATAGAAATGAAAACAAAATTACCGATTTTAAAAACATTGCAAGCGTTGTAAAAGAAAATCACACGGGAAATAATAGGGCTAAAACAATCTTGTCACAGATAAAAGGAGCATAGATGTTAAATTTAGGTATTTATTTAGAGCGGCTTGATAGTCCACTAATGCCTCTTATTTCTCAAGAAATTAATAGGGCTAAATCAGCAAACTTACTAAAGGATGTTAGTATTTTCTATGACGACATTGGGCCAGTTAATTTGCCAGTTAATGCTGGATTTTTTAATGCTACTGACTTATGGAATTTTACAGGAAGTCTACTAGTATTTAGCTTGCCCTCACTAGAAAAATCAATAAAATATATAAACAATTATAAACAGTATTATTGCTTTGGCTGGTATAACTATAATGTTTTAAAAATGCTAGAATTATTAAGCACAGAAAACATACCTACAATTGCTAATAGCCAAGATAGTTATAAGAACTTTTATAGATTAACAAGTAAAACTCCAATTAATGTAAACAAAGAATTGGTTGGAGTAGTAGATACCGTCTTAGGAAATGAATCATGAATGAAAATCAAATAGTTAAATCTTATAATGCTGGTAAAAGCACATATGAGATTGCTGAAGAGCATAATACTTATCCAAACAAGATTAGAAGAGTCTTGATAAAACATGGCGTTCAAATAAAATCTAAAAGTGATGCACAAAAAAATGCACTCAAAAAAGGTGTTGCTAGAATACCCACAGAAGGAACAAAAAGATCTAAGTCTGAACGTTTAAAAATTAGTCAAAGCTTAGTCAAAAGATGGGCTAGTATGGGTGAGGAAGAATATCAAAGGTATGTACAGCAAGCAAAGGAACGATGGGTAAATATGAGCGAAGCTGACAAAAAAAGAATGTCGTCGCTCGCAACTCAAGCTATACAAAAGGCGGGTAGAGAAGGCTCTAAACTAGAAAAAAACTTAAAATATGAATTAACTAAGTCTGGATTTGTGGTAGAGATACATAAGAAAAATCTAATACCAAATGAAAATCTAGAAATAGATATGTATCTACCTAAACTTAAAACTATTATTGAGATTGACGGGCCATCTCATTTCCTACCCATTTGGGGGGAGGATAAACTACAAAAACAAATAAAAGCAGATGAAAATAAAACAGGGTTGATTTTAGGCAAAGGCTTTGCTATAATTAGGGTAAAGAACCTTTCTGATTCTCTGTCACTGTCAGGGCAAGAAAAGTTGAAAGATAAATTGATAGATTTGCTACAAGGAATTGCTACTAAATTCCCTCAGAAATCCAAACGTTACATTGAAATCGAGGTATAAATAATGACTGAAGATAACATCTTTGAAGGAGTAGAAGAATTGAGTACACCATCAAACACAGATACGTCTGTAAAAAATGTAGTTTCATCAGATGCGCCATCTATGCTGTCACCTGAGTGGCACGATTACGCTATGACGCTATTTGAAGAAGATGAGCTAATGAATGGACATCCCCTTGTAACGGGCCTTAGAAGAGTATCTGAGCTTGTTCTGGGACCGATGACATTTAGTGGTCCCACTTGGGTAAAACCTACAGATCGTGATGATCATCACGGTAGAGCTACTGTTATATTTACCATAGAATTTGCAAATGGATTAAAATGTTCAGAAGTTGCAGATTCTTGGGAAGGGAATACAGATGACATGTTTTGTGCATTTGCTGTAGCAATTGCTAGCACTAGAGCAGAGGCTAGAGCCTTGCGTAAAGTCCTGAAAATTAAGGGCGTAGCAGCAGAAGAACTAACCAAGAAAGATACAGCGAAGATTGTACGAGATCTTTCTAAGCAAAACAGTAGTAGCGGTGGAGATTATGACGACTCTGGAAGAATGAGTGACGCTCAGTACAATTTTATTGACGTAAAATGTAAACAACTAAATGTAGATGGAGGAAAGATATTCAAGGATATGTTTAAAGTAGATCAGAATCGCAAGATCTCAAAGAAGGTAGCTAGCGATATTATTGATGTTCTTAATGGATACCAAAAAGACAAGAGTACAATTCCTAGTGAATTAAAAGGTTATAACCAAGAATGGAGAAATTAAATGAAACTAAATTATACAACAGCAAATAATAGAATTACAGCAGAGTTTGAAGCGGATACGCATAG